ATCTTCTTTTCCGTACTTGCCAGTGAACAAATAATCTATCGTAGTATAATTTACTTTTCCTGTTTTCAAATCTGTCCAGAAAACATATCCACCTTTGTTATCTTGGTTCATTGCGAATGTAGATAAGTGGTGTATTGAATGAAGTGGACTCCATAGTGGTGTAGTAAATCTATGAAGTTTTTGTTTAGTTGGTTCTACAATTCCCATTGTAGCTCCACAATATTCTAAAATGTCTGTTACAATTTCATGTACATATTTTTCTTTCCATGACTTAGAATATTCAGTAGCTATAGCATCGATAAGCCAAGGAGAACAAAACTTATACAATACTGGATGATGTGTACCAGTTGATGCCATAATAGTTTCTGAGGCATAAATAGTAAATGTTAAAGATAAGTCTGCTCGATCTGCTGTAGAAAATATTATCTGAATCTGATCCATAGCATAGATTTCACCAACTTCATTGAATCCTTGCCAATCTTGTACAGCTATATCTCCTGTGATAGCAGGAAAGACTAAGCTCTCGTATATGTTTAGTTCAGTGTAAGACTGAGGATATAGTTCATATCCTTTGATATAAATCTTTTTGAGTATAAAATTATAAGTTCGTTTTTGTTCTAATGACATTAGGAAATTCCGTTGACTGCATTATAGAATGAGGTTACTACATCATTTAGATAATCATTTTTTAAAAGAATGATGTTTCTTTTGTTTTCATTTCTTTCATGTAAAAGATCATAATATGTTTGTAGTGTATAAAGATTTTCTGTTTTATAGTAATATTCTGCTAACGTTTGTAATTGAGGTTCGGTCATTACCCAATCATTGAACAAAGTTTTTACATTGTTGAATATACAAAGTATCCAAAAGTGTTCTACTGTTCCATACGTATCAAAAGAAATGTCTTCGGGTCGTTGTCCATCTCTAACTGTGTACGAATCGAAGAAAAGAACGTTGTTAATAAACTTGCTTATAATTTCCGTATGGTCAAAAAAGTTTGCCATAGGTATTTTAACAGGCTGTATGTTAGTAAATTTATAATCGATTCCTGTTGCTGTTTGAATAGAAGCAATATATGGTGTCAGGTCTATTGTTAGATCAGAAAACGAATCAAAATAAGTATATTCAACTCCACTAGATTTTGGCATTAAGAAGCTCCGTTAATATATGCATTACGTACAGAATGAAATTGTAAGTCTAAAGTAATCATTACAGAAAAGTTATCATGATATACTAATGCTGATTGATTTCCACCACTGTATTGTGCATTGACTCCTACTAATGCCATATACAAATATCTAGTAGGAGTATCAGGAAAACCAACTCCATTAATTCCGCTGAAGTATATATTCCAAAGATCAGGGAAATCTAACAACCCTCCATTAAGAGTAGGTAACAATTTTGTTTTAAAAGAGTTTACTATGTTAGTAATTTGTGCAGCTTCTCCTGAAGATCGAGGTAACAATTCAAAATGAAATCCCATTTGAATAGGATCACCTTTATGAAAGACTAAAAATTCACCAGGAAATTGTGTACTTCCTGCTCTCATCTTCATAGTATTAACAGCGGCAGCACCTATTCTTTCTTCGGTCTGTGCTTCTGCTGCTTCCCATGAACTTGCTTTTAATGCTTGATTCATTCCTATATCTAAACCGGCTGTTATTACTTTATCCATTCCCCATTGAGCACTATATTTTTCTGAGAATTGACCAGGAACATATAGTTGAATGTTAGAAGATTCTCCTCCAGATATAATGGGGTCTTGTGTATTTTCTAATCTAGGAGTATCCAATTTCCAATTGAAAGATTTGAATACTACTCTAGCTTTTGCATTATCTGTATTGTCACTTGGATATACTAACTTAGCTGGTGTAGCTCCTGGAGTAGCTTTTTTAATTGGTAATAGTTGTCCAAAATTGCCCTGTGGTGTTTTAGGAACAAGATTAGCAACTCCTCCTTGTGGTGTTGTTGGTAACATTGAAGCAACACCTGTTGGTCCTGTTGGTTGTGTGAATCCTCCAGCCATAATTAACTTCTCCCCCATTGAGCATTGAACATAGTTATTAACGATGAGTCTCCACTAGACAAAACAGTTGTTCCTTTAGTTGAAGTTTCTCTATCTACATTTCTAGTAGTATCGCCAACATTTACTGCTGTCTTTGAAGCTACTTTAGCGAGTGCATCTTTCTTTGCCTGTGCATCTGTTTTCTCTTTTGTATGAATATCAGCTTGAGCTTTAACTACTTCTAGTTGTTTCTCTGCTAGTTTCTTTGGTGTAACTGGTACAGGATTATTAGCAGTAGGAGACAACGCAGTTATTTTTCCTTCTTTATATCCTTCGTGTACTTTCATAGCATCAATAATTATCTTTTGTTCAGCAGGAGTATATTCTGACATTTTCTTATTTGCTCCTACTTTACTCAAAACAGCTTGTTGATATGCCGGAACATTATTTTCTGAAGCAGGAGCATACTTAGCAATAGCTTCTGTTAATGTTTTATCTTTGTAACCTTTAGTACCAAACAATAATTTTTGTTGTGCTGCTTCTCCTGCTTTTGCATCTGGAAACACTGCAAACCCTTTGTCTTCGCCAATAGCTCCATGAGATTTAGCAAAGTCACCATATCTAATATTACCTTGATTGTTATCTCTCCAAGCATGTGTTCCTGTTCTAACAGTATCACCAACAGTAACACTTCTTCCTGCTCCTCCCATTGAAGGTAACATTGATTCTGGTGCTACACCAGCATTATGACCCGTTGCCATTTTATATCCGCCCCATCCGAGTAATCCTGCTGCTGCGGCTGTTAATGCTACAGGTGCTGCTGTTGCTAATAATCCTGCTCCTCCTGCTACGGCTTCTGCTCCTCCTGCTGCTTCAGCCAATCCTCCTGCCGCTTCAGCACCTTTTGCTAAGTTTCCTGCTTCTCCTATTCCTTCCGCTATTCCTTTTCCTTTACCGAATAACTTATTAATAGTTTTATCTTTTATAACATTTTTGATATATCCTTTTTTATCCGCTGCATCTAAAAATCCACCAACATGTTCTCCTATAGTCTTATCACCTAAAGATGTTTCTCCTAAAGATGATTTGTTTACAAGATTTTTGATGTATCCTTTCTTATCAGGAGAATCTATAAATCCGCCAACATGTTCTCCTAAAGTTTTCTTTCTACCTATTTTTCTATCTTCTTTATATTTGTTGTGTTGTTCTTTATATATCAACTCTAGAATTTCTGTGTTTTTATCTAGAGCATCCGTAATTCTATCGGTATTTGCTGTAGCAGTTAAAGGTGCTTCTGTTCCTCCACCTAAAGCATCAAAATCTCCAGGATTGATTCTTGTTTTCCCCATGCCTGATAATGGATTGGCATGAATAGATTGTCCTGCTTTGACTTTTATAAGAGACGGACCTCTTGTTTTAAAAGCTTGATTTCCTACATTTACAGATTCTCTTCCACCAGGATTATCCCCAACCATAACTGTAGATGATCGTAAAGCTTTATATGATCCACCACCACCAAATTTACTTTTGATATCTTTGTATATTCTAGATTTTTTTGAATCTCTATCTAATTTTTCTAGAGATTCTTTTAGTCTATGTTGTTTGTCTCTAAAATTTTCTGCTTTTGCTGCTGCTCTTGCTAGAAATAGTTCGCCTGGAACTCTTGCTATAGTTCCAATCTTTTCATGTTTAAAGAAGTGACCGAGAAAACTTCCTGCTTCGGTCATTGCTGCTCCTGCTCCAGCAGCTAATAATCCTTTACCAAGTGTTCCTTTTTTCTGCCAAGCAGTTTTGATTACACTTTTTGTTTCTTCGACTATTGACTGAGCAATATTTTTGTGGTTGTTCTTTTTAAAAGTTATATAGCTTGCTACTAATTTTTCAACTTTACTAAATATCTCAGAGGTTTTACTTCTTATCTTTTTTTCAGCATCAACATCAGACAATCTATGAATGATCTCATAGATTCTTGTTGATGAATTCATTTTCATTTTCTTAAGTTTGTCTAGAACTTCAAGATCGTTAGCTACATTATAAGAATCTACATCTGAAGTTATAGATTTGTAAGTTTCAAAATACAAAGTAATATACTGTATGATGAAATCTAAAGTTTCGTCATCACCATTACGAGTCTTGTTAGATTTTTTCTTACTTGTGCCGGTTGTAGTTTTTGGTTTTTTGTTATAGAACTTTCCTACAAAACTCTTTAATAATTTCTCATATACTTCTACTCTATATGTAACATCATTAGATTCAGTTATAATCTTATTCTGTGTCTCGTTGAACAGAGTATACTTGCTTGACTTACCAGAAAGTTTGTTACCACCTTCATCATGCAGTCCTAATGTACTTTTGAGTATGTCTAATCCAGATGCCATTTATTTTTCCTATGTAGTTTTATATTATTTATATCCTTGACATTTTGTGTGAATTATGATATGATATTTCATAAAGGAGATTACCATGCGAGAAACTTTTGAAGAAAAGATTCTAAGGAAAGAATTAGGATATACTTTGAAAGAAGTAAAAGAACTAAGAGATTTGAGATATACTCCAGAAGAAATACAAGAGTATATGAAAATAAACAAAAAGGAATGTAAGCAACCTAAAGTATATGCTAACAAAAAAGCAGTTGTGAAACCAGTACCTAAAAAAGGTTTCATGGGTGCTGTTCAGTACAATGATTTGACAGACGAAGAAAAGGGCAGCATGATATTTGACTGTACTTTCTTTCCGTTTATAATTGGAGTACCATTGATTATGTTTTTGGTCTTTGGAAAGTGGGGAGTTATATGTTTAGCTGTACTGACTTGCTCTGCATTAATCGGTACGTTAGAAGCAGTTCCTGTGATACTTGCAATGTTTATTGGTATTCTTTTCTTACAAAGAAAATAAAGAGGACCATTGCTGATCCTCTCCGTTATGTGTTAAGTTTATCTTTCAATTTTTTAACAGTAAGTCCATAATAGATATCTAACTCATATGGATACATATTATCTATTTCTACCAATGACCAACCCATTTCGTCTTTCATAAAGAAGGACATTTTAAAGTAATCGATCAGGGTTAGATCGAATACTAAAAAGCCAAAAAATGGTATAGATCACCAAACCTTACAGGATTTTCTGTTCCGCATTTTCCACAAATAAGAGTTTTCTCAAGATAAATTTCTGCTTGTGCTTGATCAACCCCATCAGTCAAGATATCTAAAAAGCTTTTACCTTCCTCATTTTCTAAGGAGGGCAGAGCATCTACAAAATCTATCAGTTCTTCTTCTGTAAACTTATCGAATACTTCTCCTTTGTAAGCAATCGAATCAATGGAGTTTATCGTATAGTAAAAATTGAATTCAGAAGACTTCTCATACTTTTTCAGAAGAGCATCATACACAACATATGGAACTTCTTTAATACTGAATGATAAATCCTGGCTCAATTGAATAGGATTACTGTCAAACTTTTTGCTTTTTACATCTGTTGTCAGATTTATAGAATCGAATAGTTCAAACTTATCCTTTGAACATTTTAGTTTGTATTCTATGAGCGATCCTTTAGATATCTTACGAAGTTCTATCAAACAGTTAATGTAATCTGTATTAGACAAAGTATCAAATTTGTTTGGATCGTCTACACATTTCTTAATGAATTTTATGATCTCTCGTTTTCCATCTTCAGTATCTTGTATTCCTTCTGTTGCAAACAACAATTCTCTTTCTTCTTTAGTTCTCCATTGTTTCAGACCAATCTTTTTTCCAGACAGAAGTTCTTTTTGCATAAAGCTAGTTGTTTCGTTAATTATTGGTAATGACATATTTGTTTCTCCTCTTAGTTTTTTATTATTTATATAAATAAGTAGGAGTAAGTTTGAATGCTAGTAACATTTAAACAACAGTAGGAGCAAATTACTGCTGTCCTCCCATATCTATTTATAAGGAGCAAAATCTATGTATCATTTAGTTTATCTTACTCGAAACTTAATCAACAACAAAATTTATGTAGGTGCTCATTCGACAAATAATTTAGATGATGGATATTTAGGATCAGGACAAAATCTTAAAAGAGCTATCAAAAAATATGGTAAAGAAAATTTTGAACGAATAATATTACATTATTGTTATAATAAAGAACAAACATATGAAGTTGAAGCACAAATAATAGATATTTCTTTTGTTATACGAAAAGATACTTATAATCTTTGTGTTGGTGGTTGTGGAGGAGATGTTCATACAAATGAAACTAAATTAAAAATGTCCAATATTAAAAAAGGAAAATCTTTACCTCTAACTACCAGAATAAAGATGTCAAAAAGCGGAAAAGGTAGAATTTTTTCAAAAGAACATAAAATAAAAATCTCAATTGGACAAAAAGGACATGCTAATTTTGAAGGAAAATTTCATACTGAAGATACTAAAAGAAAAATGTCAGAAAGTGCAAAAGGAAAATTCAAATCTGAAGATACTAAAAAGAAAATGTCAGAAAGTCATAAAGGAAGAACAGCATGGAATAAAGGAATTCCTTGTTCAGAAGAAACAAAAAATAAAATTTCAAAAAGTAAAATTAAGATGCATTAGCTTCAATAGAGTGAGAAATATACTTAAATTTTATAGTTGTCAGTGCTGCTCCTCCATCATCACCCTCTACATCAAACTCAATAGAATCTACACTTACCGGGATCAAGTCTCTAAAAATATCATATCGAGTAATGTTTCCGTCTTTATTTAGCGGATATAATTTGAATGATGCTGAAGAAATATCATTGTAATATTGTCTCACATATGATTGAGCATTCAAAATACTGTTCATCCATTGAAAAAAGAAGTTCTTAATAGTCAAATTGCTGGATTCAAGATACGAAACAGAAAGATCATCGTATCGATAGTTCTTAACATAATATCTAGGAATCATATCTACTTCTCTATGTTCAACATCAAATGCCAATGCAGGACAAGTAGCTTTGAAAATTTGCCATGTAAGAAAATCCTGGTCGAATCCTGTCTTTGGAGCTTTTGTTATATCTAATATTCCTATGAATCTGTTCAATCGTAGAAGACCATTTGGAAACTTATCTCCATTGATCAAACTGTTTGCATAAAATTCATCTATTTTCATATGATTAGTAGACATTATGTTATATCCATAACTTTATATGTGCTAAACTTAAACGTAACAGGAAATTCTGATATCTGTGCATCTGATTCTTGAGACAGTTGTAATTCGCCTAATGAGGTAGGCCAACAAAACCCAAATTCTATTCCAAATATAATATTATACTTGTTGTCTAATTGTAATATTCTAGTAACAAATTTTCCAAAATTACTGGATGTCGGAAAAGTATTTTCGTCTGTGTTATAAACTAACTGGAACAACCAATTATGAAGCATTTTTTTCTGTGTATAATTA